TATACTCCTATATAAATTACTTATCATCTTAAAAATTCGGTGATATCTAAATTGTACAACAAAGGATTTATTTTGTGTACACCGATCAAAAACAAACAAAAGCTGGCCACGGAACTGCCTCTACCTACGCCCCATACCACATTGTTAGCTCTTAACGTGTCAACAAAGTAAATCAAAAACTGCAACACTTTGATAAACTTCTTCTCTTCAAACAATCCATATTCTGTTTGCACTCGTAATTTCTCTTCGTCATTTTGGCATCTTTCTAACAGCCATTGCAGTACATTCAAATTGCTGTAATCTCCTGGCATGTGCCATGTGTCACAATTAGTGCTGTCAAACTCCACAACATCACCACGTGCCGGAGCTTCGTAAATTTTTGGCAAATCTAAACCAAGTTCTCTCACAGTGTTGTTGTATTTGTCAGTGGACTCGAAGAAAAGTTTTGTTATGTCGAAATCTGGCTGTGTGTAGAGCAAATCAATCGCATCTTGCTCTGTGTAAATGCAATCGCCATGCTTATTTGTTTTTATTTTTTCCACCATCTAAAACCTTTGGACTGAATTCAAATATTTTAGCATGATCCTCGTGCTTCTTGTCAACTGGAATTTTTGAATTGTTCCAACTGAAATGTCCTGTGTAGATGCCTTTTGCATGTTCTTCATCATATGTTGCCGTATCTGGTCTCAGCCACCATGGATCAAATTTACTATATTTCTTACTAAACCAATCCTTTTGATCTAATAATAACAGTTCAGGGGAGTTCTTGTCAACCGAATAGGTAATACCATCTCCTTGCCAACTGCTTAATTCCAGATTGTTTATGATAATTTTGCTGTCAAGAGTTTGCCTTGCAGAAACATACCGCGGCCATTATTTGATCATAGGGAGGCTTTGGCAGTTCCACAAATCGATTATTTGTTTGTTTTTTTAAAACAGGATATAATGGTTCGTCACGCCATGTGGTAATTGTGTTTGTGAAAACTCTCTCGAATAAATTTTTCAGTCTTTCGAAATAATCAGATTGTTCTTTTAGATCCGGTGTGTGTGCTGAAATAAAGATGTTTAAATCATATTCGTTGGGAAATAGTTCTCCGTCTACAACAATAATAGATTTAAATTTTGTTTTCCAACTGAATTGATTTGACATCAACATTACTTACTATTCAATATTGATCAAATCTCCGAGATCTGGTTCATTGCGTGACTTCTTGTAATTTTTGTGCCACTCTTCCAGTCGTCTCTGTTTCATGGCTCCTTGGTATGTGCTCAGTGCCTGTTGCAACCTTGCAAGTATCTCCGGATTACGACCTCTCCTGGCAATGTTGACTTTCCTAGATAGTTCTTTTATCCTTTTAGAAATATCTTCATCACTCATGTTTGCTATTTCTTCTTGTAAAGGATGAAAGTACATCACTACCTCCTATTAGATGTAGTTGGCGCCAAGTTGATGCATCAAAATGGTTGTGCCGTTATCAGGGGTGACAAACTCATACAAGTGTCTACCTGATGTTGGTACAGTGATTGTGTCCGATGAACCGTCACCACCACTTACATTTCCTGCAACTATCACAGCCGAAGGAATGGTAATTGTGTGAGCAACGTCAACAACGGTCACATCAAGCACTATCCTACCTACTGAACTTGCGGCCGGTAAATTTGTAAAAGATAAAGTGATCGAAGCATTTGTTGTCAATGTTTGGTAGTGTCCATTAGTATGATTTAAAACAATTGAACCACCTGTGGTTCCATGTGCGTACACACTTTCACTGGTGTCTTTAAATTTTGCTCTCGTTACTTCGTTATCTGCAAAATCGCTTGAACCATTTAAACTTGCCTTGTCGGCCTGTAAAGCCTCAATCTCAGTTTTTGCTTCATCAAAATTTGTTTTTATTTGAGTGAAATTATCTCTAAAACCTTGTGAACTATTATCCTGTCCTGCTTTAGGATAACCTGTGTCTATATTTCCTGGTACTATGTTACTTGCCATTAAAATATTCCTTTGTGTCTAAATTTAAGATATTTATCGTTCAATCTATCCACACTGATTATTGTTCCATCAGTTGGTGGTGATTTCCTAAATGTAATGGTTGTTTTGAGATTAGCTGTGTCATGAGCTAGGTCAATACCAAATTCATGATCGGCTGACACAAG